CAATGTCGCTCACTATCCAGCAATCCACCGAATTTACTCCTGCTTCTGTGCAGTTTTCGAAACTTCGCAAGAACAAGAATGGCGGTAAAGCCGTCTACCTCAACGCCGGTGACAACAAGAAGATCTACATTCAGTTCCCCTTCATGCGCTCCCCCTACGGGCTGAGTGCCTTCACTGATGAGGGTACGGGACGCACTTCCTACTCCCTCGACCTCTCCTTCGACCCTGATAACACCGAGGCGATGGAGCTTCACGACAAGCTCAAGGAACTCGATGACATCATCGTAGACACCGTCGCCAAGAACTCTAAGGAGTGGCTCGGTAAGGAGTTCAATGTCGCTGTACTGAAGGAAGCACTCTACAAGCCTATGATTCGCCCCGGTAAGGAGCAGTACCCCTCTACCATCAAGCTCAAGATCCTCACGAAGCCCGATGGCGAGTTCGTTCCCGAAGCGTACTCGATGCAGAAGCAGCCCGTCTCTCTCGACACGATCGAGAAGGGTCAGAAGTGTATGGCTATCGTCGACCTCAACCAGATCTGGTTCATCGATAACAAGTTCGGTGTGACGATCCGTCTCCAGCAGACCCTCCTCGAGCAGTCTGCCAAGCTCCCCTCCTTTGCCTTCAAGGGTCTCGATCTTCCCGAGGAGGATGATGTCGACGTCGATGTCGAAGAGGAGGAAGAGGTTGATGATCAGTAAAAAAAACGTAGTATACTATAAAACAAAATGATCATTGTCGTCGTCATGATGTTCTGTATGGTTCTGGTCGCAGTAGGGGCTTACCTCTTCTTGAACCGGCCCCAGGAGGGTGACGAGTGTGAAGCTAAAATCCCAGATGACAACGCCTTAACTTATGAAATCGATGACGAGGGAAAATGTGTCCTCAAGAGCTGTAAGTCGGGCTACATCAAGTCTGGGAAGGAGTGTCTCGTCGAGGAGGATGATAGTCCCGCCTGCCAGGATGACCAGACTTTTGCTGGTCAGACTGGTACGTTTACGTGTGAGAGCCTTGACGACTTTAAACCAGAGGGGGCTACTTGGTGGGGTACTTGGATTAACAACTCCGTCCCAGTATCCAGTGAAGAAGCCACCGCGGCGGGTATGTCCCATTCTTTCCATGAACTTAGCTCCAGTCCAACGGAGAAAAAGTACATTGCGATGCGCAAAACTGATCAACATTGTAAGATGGTTCAGTTTGATATTACAAAGAGTGGTAACACCTGTAGTTATGCAATTAACGACGCTGGGTACGCTGGTTTTGGTGGTGGAGGTATGGGGGCTAATGAGGCTTGTACAGCGACGACAGATGCCGAAGTTATTGCGAAGTGGAATGCGAAGTCTCCCGTCGATACCGCTAGAAACGCAACCACCGACACGGGTTATGGTCTCAAATCTCTCAACTATTCGATGTATTGTTAAAAAAATATGAGTAAACACTATTAAATTCCTACATTCGTAAGATGAAACAATCTTCTTACGAATATAATAATGAACGCTCAGGTCAAGAAACTCCTAAGGGGTAAGAAGGCGTGCGATCCCGCATCCCACCTCTGGTTGAAAAAGAAAAATGGAACAATGACCAAAGGTGCTGTGAAGATTGGTGAGGGTCAGTATGGTAAGGTGTATCGTGGATGTATAGACGACGGATGTGAAAAGTACATCGTCTACAAGGAAATCAGAACACCATCATTGAGTGATAACCTACCACTTGCGGGATTTAAGAGAGCTCTCGATGAAATAAACCCAAAGATGGAATTTACCATCGCGAAAAAGTTGGAAGGTTTTGGGGTTCCCAAGATGTACCTCTACAAGACATGTGACAAGAAGGACATTCTTTACTCTGAGTATGTCAAGGGTAAGGAGTTGAGGGAATGGATGGCCATGCAACCCCCTCTACCTGCCATCAAATCTGTCATGGCACAGGTTATCTATAATCTCTACCGTATCCAAAAGAAGTATCCAGGATTCCGTCATCATGATCTCCATGGTGGAAATATCCTCGTTCGACCAGTGCCCATGAAAGACATCAAATTCATGGGACATGCCATTTCGAATGCGGGGTTTGAAGCTGTCATCATCGATTTTGGATTTTCCGTCTTTCCACGGATTAAGAATCCTCTCATCAATGCGAACAATTACAAGAACATCGGCATCTCGAGAAAGTCTGACAAACACTACGATTTACACTTTTTCCTGAACTCCGTACATGAAATGGTTCGTCAACCCCGAACACGGACGGAGCGTGTGGTGAAGACATTCATCGAAAACCTGTTACCCCCAAAATATCTTGTGAGTAGGTCAAATACTGTTAAGAATTATAGACTGAGGGGTAACAAGACTGTAAATTTGAACTTCGAGGAGGTTCTTTCCAAACCTTTCTTTACAGGTGAGAAAACACCGGTTCCCATTCCTCTATCCAAACCCAAACCTGTCATTAAAATTCAGGCTCTTAAACCAAAATCACCAGTAAACAAAGAGGCTGCTAAAGCGCGAGCGGTCGCCATCATCAAGGCTGGGAAAGTAAAGCCCAAAAAACGCCCTGGGATCGTCAGAGTACGACCTTGAAGATCCGTTTCATACCCTCATCAACTTCGGAAAGTATCTTAAACTTTGGAGTCTTGGTGAGTTTCGTTCCACTCTTAGTGACGAACGACTTCATCCGTTCAACTTCACCACGGGGCATTTTCCTGGTGTACTTGAGTGTGACATTTTTGTTTCCTATGGAGAGTACGGTGGCTGGCATTTATAATATTAACATATAATAAACAATGCTCGCGTTCATTATCCTCGCGATTATCGATATTCTCATTCTCATGCAAACTGGTCAGGCTAAGAAGGCCCCCGTCGAAAATGGTAAGAAGTGGACTGTTTTCGGAACCATGGGCTGTGGCTGGACCCGAAAGCAGTTGGACTACATGAAAAAGAATGGTAAGGAGCATACCTTTGTCGACTGTGACAAGGAGGAGTGCAATGGCATGAAGGCCTTCCCTACCCTAAAGCACCCTAACGGTGAGACGACTGTTGGGTACAAGGAGGTTTAAACACCCCGTACGACGGCGAGACCGAGCGAAAGCACGAAAGCATCAAGCATGGTGTTGATGGGCTTGAATACGGAGATGTGCTTCACGAGGGAGCGGTTCCACACGAGGCGAAGGAGGAAGGTGCTGATGAGAATGTTGAGTACGAAGATGAGAAACTCGGTGAGCATGTCAGACTTGTTGCGAGCCTTAGAAACTTCCTGGATCATTTATTAGGAGTCAATATTTTTTTCTCTTTGGATTACAAATGAAAGGGCTTCCGTTGAGTGGTTCCGAAAGTAAATTTACTAACAGGCGCTGGGGAACATCTACAGGTATTGGTAACAACAATTGTTACGCGTATGCCGTGGGTGACTATGAAGCCTATAGGTGGCAAAAGTCCATACCGGGTGATCGCTCTGGTCTGTCGAATGGACACCACAACTATACACACTGTACTGGTCTCCCTAATCGCGTTATATCCGACAATCCTAAAAAGGTCTACAAAGCTAATGCAGGTGAAAAGTGTAAGAAGGGTTACTTCAAAGTCATGATGTTTGTCTGCCCGGGTAGGCCCACAAACTACATTCGTCAAGGTGATTTTCACTTCTACAAACAACACGGTGTAGTTGAATACAAGATCAAGTCTGGAGACACCGTCTCCTCGGTGGCTAAATTCTTCAAGGTTCCCGAGACACGTGTAAAGAGTGCCGGTCCATTCAAGGTGGGTAAGCGTATCGTGTTCAAAGCCAACGTATTCAGTCACAAGAGGGGGTGGGCGACTGGTCCACTTCTGACTGATGCGAAAGGTAAGGCGATCGTCGATCCCCGTAAGGCTTCTAGGAACTATCCAGGTCTAAACTATGAGAAGTACTGCTCATCCTTCTGTGTCAAGAACACTGGGATCAAAGTCGGAAAGACTCACCCCAAGGTCCGAAAGAAGGCTGTCAAGGTCTAAAGCTTCCTCCACGTCAAAGGTTATATCGAAGAGATCCATCACATTGAAAATAGATTCCTCGTTCAAGGACACAGAGTTTGAAGCTGCTGTGTAATTGTTTTGAATCGTCACGACAATTTTAAATTGTGATCCGTCAAATACTTTTCTACAAACGGGGCATGTATTCTTACCTTTATCTTTCCATTCCTGTAGACAGTGGGAATGAAACATATGTCCACATCGGATCGGCGGATTTGTTCTCGTCGATCTGACTTCATTGAGACATATGGAACATGTCGACATTCTATAGAAAGGTTTTAAAGTTTTTCTGGTGATTTCGCTCATTTAGTAGATGTCGGATGCGTTGACGAGAGGCTTATCACAGGTGTTGCAGTTATCCTTACCCTGCTCAGCCTGAACCTGGGAGAGGAGACCGGGACCCTGCTTCTGGAGAAGCTGCCTGTAAGAATAGTTGTCTTCAAAAGAGATGTTATTCTTCTTCATGACGTAGTTGTTCAAGAGTTGGGCGGACGTGTTAATGGTGAAGCACCGACCATCGGCCATACCAAGTCGCTGGGACATTTTGTTATTATAAAACTAGAAATTAATTTGTCTATTCGTGATCGTCTTCATCCACGATTCAAATCCTCTCTCCCTGAGCTTTTCAATGAAAGGTTCACACTTGTATCCCAAATACGTGTCAAATACATCCGTCTCCTCTGTACGAGAGACCCTAATCCCAGGGTTTTCGTTGATGTGCTGGTTGATGATGTTGTAGGCAAAGGCAATCTCTTTGAGAGTCTCCGCCCCTGTGATGATGATTTTCCCTGTGCTGAAGATGCTACATGTAATCTCCTTCATGTCATGAGCGGGTTTGAACTTTATCTTAACTGCTGAGTATCTATCAGGTTCAAACGACACCTTGAAGATGTCGTTGTACTCCTCGAACCAGTCCGCCACCTTCATGAGGTTGATATTGTAGTTCAGACTGAAGTTTGAGTTGATCATGACCACACGGAAAGTGTCATTGGAAATCTTAATCTCCATACCCAAGAAAACTTTGAAAATATAGGCCAGTTGAGTGATGATGCGTTTACAGTCGAAGAGGTCACAACACCCTGCAACCTGTATCGAACCATTGGGAAACACCTTGACAGACTTGGTACTGTAGGTGTCGTGATACGTCAGGGTCACCTGATTATAGAAGGTTGTGGGTTTCAATTTCCACTCAAAGCCCTCCGTTGAGGAACCCTCCCTCTTCATGCGGTACGATCCAATACGCTCGAACGTCTCACGAAGCTTTTTAATATCAATCTGCTGGATAAAGCTCGAAACCATCGTGATCGTGGTAATCTTGACCCAAGAGGGTCTAGTCTCATCAGGGAGGCCTTTTCGTATCTCATCGAGAGTGAGGAGATACGAAAAGCTGTTGTTCGCAATTGATGAATACATGGTTTTTATGTGTGTTGAGGTTCACTTAGGTTTCTATTTAAGGGATTATGTATTCTACGGTGGATGGGGTAGGGGTATTTTCGTTAGCACCTTTCGAAGTCGAAAGAACCTCGATACCATTCTCCTTAATTGTCCACCCTGGTACATACTTAGGCCTAAAAAAGTCCATTTCAAACATGGCTACCTTTGAGGGCATCGTGATGGTGAGAAGTTTGGTACCTGTAACAGCTTGACCCTCTTTCCACGCCGACCACGTTAGGTCGTTCATAGCCGGTGTCGCAGGTTCGGGATCATTAATACCATAGTTTTCACCTTCACATTCGTACCCCCCCTCCTTACTGTTACATTTAGCCCATTCTGGTTCCTCATGCATTACGAGTTGATCACTCGTTACCCTGACACCATCAGCGCGAATGTCGGTGATGTGAATATTGTAATTATTCGTGTGGGCAGTTTGTTCCTTCACAATGAACTCATAGACTACGACACATTTATCACCCGAAATAACATAAGGAGATTCACAGCTACTGAGTTCACAACCACCCACCTGATCAGTGAGGTAGACCCCACCGGGATCTGGGGTACCCTCGGGCTCACAATCCTCACCTGATTGATCGACGAGACATTCTTTCCCAGACTTGTAGTAGCCCGAGACACAATTGTCAAGGACACACTCCCCCTCGTCATCAATCACATAGTTACCATTTTCGTCTTTACCCTCACACTCGTCACCCTCCTGGGGGCGGTTCAAGAAGAGGTAGGCCCCTACCGCGACGAGGACCATACAGAACATCATGACGATGACAACGATCATTTTGTTTTATAGTATACTGAGGTTTTTTTGGTTAAAGAGAACAAACGTCTCATGACTACATGACTTCTTTTATCAAATCTGTGAAACATGTGCACGATATTGAATCCGATCTGTCATATGTGGAAGTCAATTACGATCGTTATGTGACTGGTAAGGGGTATGAGACGTACACAGACTACATCAACACCGAGCCCCTGGCGGACTGGGTGACACTCGAATCAGAAAAACATTCAATTCCATATGAGAAGTTTCTAGATGTGATGGTTAGGAAGACTGTCGAGGTTCTTCAGCGTATGGCAGAACTCACACTCGAAAATATACTCGTGTACGATCAGCCAGATAGGGTATACGTTCGTCTCGTCCATGCGATTAAAATTCTGGATCCAACATTCCAACCACCCCGCATTAATATGGAGAGTGCTTGGCAGATGGAGCTCGTCAAAAAGATGTGTAAAAAATACGTCCCACAAGTTATCCAGGAATGTATAAAAAAGACTAGACTGGAATACTTTTTCAGCGTCTTACAAACAATAGACCGAGAACAATGAGGAGAGCAACCAAAAAGATCCAGAAATAGGGTACACTCTGGTTGGATACACCTACAGTCACCTTCTTAGTGGGCCGTGTGAAACCACAATCAACATTTCTCCGTGGATGAACCTTCTTCTTAATAAGGCATGGCTCAGTCTCCTCTTTGCACAGACCAGTCCCACAAAAGACACTCTTCTCGACAACTGGAACCTGGAGTGGGGGTTTCATCTCAACAAAATCATTAAAACCACCCGTCTGTCTCACACCCCCAGGAAGGGAAAAATCGTGTGTGACGAATGGGTTCACATCATTGATGGCATCGTCATCGTTGAGCATGTATTTACTCATCGTTGTTACTACTACTTCAGATTATAATTTTTATCATGCATTTTGGATCGATGTTCTTCCCACATTTTATCTAGATCCACATTCAACATGTGTGCGAGCTGGAAGAGATAACTGAAGACGTCTCCCATCTCCATCATCACATCTGTACCACGTTCCTTCTTGAGGTTTGTCTTCTTATATGTTTTCTTATATTGCCTGATGGCTGAGGCGAGTTCTCCAAACTCTTCCGTCAGGAGAAGCCATACCGTATCTACGGCAGCCCTATCCCAGCCTTTGGATTTACAAACTTTCTCTGTTTCAGTCTTGTAGTAATTAAGACTCATCACTTATGATACAGTCGCACCCAATCTTTAATTGATACCAATCTTGTCGTTGTAGTCCATCTTTTTTCCAGTCGTGCTCGTATTTATAGGTTGATCGAGGGGGACACTGATAGTATCGATATCCTTCGCATATGCGATGTACTGTGAGACACCGGTTTGAATTTGAGACATAGCAGTATCGATGACACGAATGTTCATAAACTTAACCTGTTCCTTCACTTGGGTGTGGTGATCACCAGCATTATTGATGAACACCATTCGCATGATACCATAGAGGTCGTCGGGGTTCTGATAATCGATCGCGATACCAGTCTTGTTCTTAAATGTCTGTCGAATACCACGCTGGATCAGATTTTTGTTAAAGTCCGAAAAGAAGAGAGTGTTCAATGGGGTCTCACACTGCTGAATGGAGTCAAGGTGGAGGTTCTCACACATTTAATATACTCGCCGAAAAAAATTGTGTGTCAATAGTAAATGGTGAACTTTGCTGACTTTAATGAAGTCTATGCCAACAAGCCCCCAACCGTGGAGGAAATTCCATGCCAACCCCCAGCCTGCTTCGTCGGTTCGTATGCTCCTGTAGCTAGGGCTGGTGAAGAGGGACCTTTCTATGTGAACACTTATCTTCTCCAACCCAACCGTAAGTTTGAGACTTTCGGAACTGTTCCTGTGAGGAGCAAAGATCTCGAGTGCAAGAAATAAGTTAAAAATAAAAGTGGAATAGTATGTATATGAGGGTCATTAAACGCTCAGGTCGTATTGAGGATATGAAATTTGACAACGTCACCAATAGGATCAAGAATTTAACATATGGTCTCTCTGATAAGTGCGACTCTTCTAAAGTTGCACAACAGGTATTTTCTTCCATGTATGATAACATCACGACTCAAGAAATCGACACACTCTCTGCTGAAATTTGTATCGGTATGATTACTTCTGATCCGGACTATGAAACCCTAGCTACTCGCATCGTCGCCAGTAACATTCAGAAGGTGTGTCCCAACAACTTTCACCTCGCGATGCGTAAGCTTCATAAGGCTGATGTCGTCACAGACGAAGTCGTGGAAGTTGCTCAACAGGTTAAGGGTGCTATCGATATGGACCGGGACTTCGATTTCGGATATTTTGGTCTCAAGACCCTCGAGAAGAGCTATCTTCAGCGTGTCGATGGAAAATTGATCGAGACACCACAGTACATGTTTATGAGGGTTTCCATTGGTATTCATGGTAAGGATATTATTGGGGTTCTCGATACTTATGACAAGATGTCTAGGGGTCTCTTCATCCACGCCACACCAACCCTCTTCAACGCTGGTACACCTAGACCTCAAATGTCTTCGTGTTTTCTCATCGCAAACAAGGCGGACTCGATCGATGGTATCTACGGTAC